AACGGCTTCCGCAGCTTAAACTTTGGCATCCATAGCGACCAGAAGGGCAAACAGGACATGAAGAACAGGCGCATACACTATTCGGCACCTGTTATCTCCGCTGTTCTCAAGTTTTGCTCAATCTTCGATAAGATCACTGAGTTTGAGGGTCGCAACAATAGCATCTCTCGGATCGTGTTCACTCAAGATGCCCAGAACTCATTGGAGCATGAAGAAGAAGTCATGTCATGGATGTCGCCGATTTATAAGCCAATGTTGACCGCACCAACGCCTTGGACAGCCTTCGATACTGGGTGTTACGAGGACCCAAAACTGTCTAGCCGCATTAAGCTGGTGAGGCAGGCCACAGCGGCCCAGCGCAGGCTGATAGAGCATGACTTCAAGGCTGGAGTTCCTATGTATGCCCGTGCTGTAAACGCGCTTCAGGCGACTCCTCTGAGCGTCAATAGGCCTATGCTCGAAGTGGTCCAGTGGGCGTGGGATAACAAGAAAGTGCTGGAGAAGTTCCCTACGCAAGTTGTGCCAGACAGGCCGCGTGTTCCAGAGAACCACGAAGAGCTTGACCCCAAACTGAAAGCTGCAATCAAGGCTGACATCAGGCGGCATTTCGTGCTTGAGCGTCAGGTCAAGGGCAGCGTTCAGGTCATGAAGCAAGACCTTGCCACGGCTCATGAGCTATCGGAACACGAACAGTTCTACTTGCCCGTTAACCTAGACTTTAGGTCACGGCTCTACTTCTGTTGCAGCTTTAACTACCACCGCGAAGATTGGATCAAGTCGCTCTTTACGTTCCAACGCGGCTATAAAGTTGATGGAAACAACGCCTATTGGCTAATGGTACACCTGGCTAATTGCGGTGACTTTGGCAAGATAAGCAAGGAACCGTTGGACGCCCGTGTAAAATGGGTCGAAGAGAACCACGACAGGATCATCTCTGTCACAGAGAACTTCGTGGCAACCTTTGACGATTGGTCTAAAGCGGACAAACCGTTTTGCTATCTGGCAGCCTGCTTAGAATACGCGAGGTACTGCCGCGAGGGCACTGACTTTGTGTGCTACGTCCCGCTCAGTCTGGATGGTACGAACTCTGGGGTCCAGCATTACAGTGGCATAAACCTGTCTGAAAACGAGGGCCGTCTAGTTAACCTTACGCCGTCCGAAACCATGCAAGACATCTACCGCTTCAACGCCGAAGAGGTTGTCCAGATACTCGAAGCGATGACGGCTAAGTGCAAGGGCATGGCGAGAGATGACAGGACGTTCAATGAGAACTGGGACGAAAGCCGGACCTATGCACAACTTGCCGATGCGTGGCTCAACTTTGGCGTGGATCGGACGACCACCAAAAGGTCTGTTATGACTTTTGGATATGGTTCCAAAGCTAACGGCATGGCTGGCCAGTTTATGGAAGACTTCTTGAAACCATTGCAGCGCAAGGTTGCTTATAAAACAATTGATGCTCACCCCTTTGGTGAGACAGATCGTGAGCAATTCGAGGCGGCTCGGTTCATGGGCCAAATCTGCTACGAAGCCATCAGGGAAAGCCTGCCTCATACGACAGCGGCTATGGATTACCTCCAAGGCGTGGCCAAGATTGTGTCAGAAGAAAACAAGGCTATCGTCTGGCGCACTCCGTCCGGTTTCCCAATTGTGCAAGAGTACAGAAGGAAGGAACACAAGAGGGCGAAGATATTCCTCTTTGACCGAGCCTTAGGTGCTTTAAAGAAAACTACAGTTGGCTCTGTGGTTGAGACAAACAAGACCAATGTCCAGAAGAGTATGAACGCAATCGCGCCTAACTTCATCCATGGCTCTGGCGATGCAAGTCATATGCATTTGACTATCTGTCGGCTGCTAGATGGCGTTGATGGCGAGCCTCTGGCCGAGGACTTTTTCATGGTCCACGACAGCTTCGCCATAAGCGGCGACACTTGGCATTTGTTCGATACTGTGCGCGACACATTCGTCAAGATGTACGACAGTGGATGTGTGCTTCAGCGCTTTGAGGATGAGGTGCGTCAGCTACTAAATGACCCATCTACCGAACTCCCACCGATACCGCCGAAGGGGACGCTGGACATTAATGCCATTAGAGGCAGCGAGTTTTGCTTCAGTTGAATTAGGGCACACTCTCGAAGACTAGAACGGTTTTCTCCTTCTCTGTTCTAGCTTTACATAGCGCTGGGTTATCTCCCCGCGCATCTCCCAGACTTGGGCCGCCAAAGATTGTTGAAAGACTTTGGCGGCCCTTTTTCGTTCACAATCACAACTGAAAACTAAGGAAAACACCATGGCAAAACCAAAGTATAGTTCGCCGATTGGACGGGCTAAGTATCCTCATCTTAATGAGCCTGACACTGCCTTCGATGCAGACAAACCAAAGTATAAAACTGAGGTTGTGTTGAGTGCCAAAGATGCTCAACCGTTCATCGACCAGATCAACAAAGCGAGTGAAGAAGTTCACGGAAAGCAGCCTGCGGGTAAGGTGCGTATGCCCATCACAAAGGATGAGGAAACTGGAGAGGTAAGCTTTAAGTTTAACTCTAAGTATCAACCGAAGTTTTGCGACACCAATGGCCAAGTGATTACGCCAAGCAGTTTACCGAAGATCGGCGCTGGTAGCATCATAATCGTGAGCGGCGTTATTAACGTGTACGAGGTGTCCAAGAACAAGGGCGTTGGATTACTCATGGATGGCGTCCAGATCATTGATGTTGTCGAATACGGCGGCGGCGGAAGCGTCACCTTTGATGCTGTTGAGGGCGGAAGCTACGTCCGAGAGGATTTGCATGAAGCTGCTCCAACGCCAGAACCTAGCGAAAACGGCGCGAAGTTTGACTTTTAAAAAAGGCAGAAGCTTCTATCGCGGCATTGCCGCTGGCTATAGGTCAGGTCTTGAGCAAACCATCAGTGACTTCCTCAAAACTGAGGGCATCGAAGTCCAGTACGAAACGGATAAGATAGGTTACACTGTTCCATCGCGGCAATCTAAATACACACCAGATTTCAAACTGCCAAAACCAGGTGGCTTCTGGTATTTAGAAACCAAGGGGATATGGGCTGTCCAAGACCGCGCCAAGCATCTTTTAATCCGAAAGCAGCACCCGACAATTGACATCAGGTTCCTGTTCTCGAACGCAAGAGCGAAGCTTTATAAAGGCTCGAAGACGACTTACGCCGACTACTGCGAAAAACACGACTTTCTCTATGCCCATCGGGCTATGCCGGAAGCGTGGGTGGCCGAGTGTAAGGCATAGAAATTAGGGCTGACCTTTTGAGCAGAGGGGTTGGTCCTTTTTCACCACCTGTCAAATCTCAAAGGAAACCAAATGGAATTACTCGAAGAGCGCGCAAGCGCTGATTTCGTGTCCCATGGGCCATGTAGTGCGTGTGGTTCAAGCGATGCAAACAGCTTATACAACGATGGAAGCCATTGGTGCTTTGGCTGCGAAACCTACACGCATCCAGATGGTTTTGAGGCAAACCGCCCAGCCGCGATGAAGCCAAGCCGCCCTGTCACGCCGCTTTTAGAAGGCGACTACGCTGACCTAAGGTCGCGTCAGCTAACTGAGAAAACCTGTCGCAAGTTTGGATATATGGTAGCCAAGCGCGGCGATGAGTACGTCCAGCTTGCAACTTACAAAGACCTACAAGGCCGCCCAGTTGCTCAGAAGATACGCACCGTTGACAAGCAGTTTTCAGTGGTTGGCGACAAAGATCAAATGGGCCTGTTTGGTATGCACATATGGAGCGCTGGAAAGAAGATAGTTGTGTGTGAGGGCGAGATCGACACAATGACTGTCTCGCAGCTACAGAACCATCGGTTCGCTACTGTGGGCGTCCCCCACGGCGCTCAGAGTGCCAAGAAGCATTTGCTCAAGCACATCGATTACCTCAACAACTTCGGTGAAATAATCCTGATGTTTGACCAAGATGAGGCCGGACAAGCGGCGGCTATTGCCTGCGCTGAAGTTCTTCCTACTGGTAAAGTTAAAATTGCAGTTCTGCCACATAAAGACCCAAACGCTTGCCTCTTGGCTGGTGACGCGGCTGCTGTAGTAGACGCGATATTCCAAGCATCTGAGTATAGGCCTGACGGCATTGTCAGCATGACAGACCTCCGAGAAACTGTTGGGGTACAAGACGCAGAAAGTCCGATGAAGTACCCATATCCCAAGCTCAACGAGATGCTGAAAGGGATAAGGCAGGGTCTGATTACGATAGCCGCTGGCTCTGGTGTCGGTAAGTCCACTCTTGTCCGAGAGTTTGCTTACTCGCTACAGCAAGGTGGTTTCGCGGTTGGAATGCTTATGCTCGAAGAGAGCGTGAAGCGCACCGCCCAAGGGCTTGTGGGCATCCACATGAACAAGAACATCACGATTGATCTTGAGGCCACTACCCCTGAAGAAATCACTAAGAACTTCGATGATCTAATGAAGTCGGGGCCATTCTACTTGTTTGACAGTAAAGGCAACGTAGACCTGGATTTAATCTGCAACCGCATCCGGTACATGAAGCACGGTCTAGGCTGTGACGTAATTATATTAGATCACGTTTCAATCTTGATAAGCAGTTATGCGGGTAATGGTGAAGGCAATGAGCGCGTCCTGATCGATGGCATAATGCACACGCTAAGAGTGCTTTGCACAGAGTTAGACTTAGCGCTCATCCTTGTGTCCCACCTAAGACGGCCATCCGGCGACAAAGGGCACGAAGGCGGCGAGAGAGTTTCGCTGTCGCAGCTTCGCGGGTCACATTCCATCGCGCAACTCGCAGACGGGTGCATAGGGCTGCAAGTGCCAGCCGATGACACCACTAGCGGAGCAAGAGAGCTAGTAGTTCTTAAGAACCGCTTTTGTGGCTTGGTCGGTCCAGCCGACACTCTTCAGTACGTACACGAAACAGGACGCCTAACTACTGTTTCAGAAAGCATTCCATTTTAACCGCTGAACACAAAGGAGATCTTCCATGGGTAAGATTACAGAACCAGTGAGCCTGACGTTAAATGAGTATCAGGCGGACACCGCCGCAACTGCAATTTATGACACCAAAGTAATCTATCCAGCTTTAGGGCTGGCTAATGAAAGCGGTGAGGTACTCGGTGTGATTAAGAAACTAATGCGCGATGACCATGTGCGCTTTGACGGAAACAACAGCATTAAGGAAGCCCACCGCGAGAATATCGCAAGTGAACTTGGGGATGTACTTTGGTACGTGGCAGCCCTTGCCCGTGACATAGATTACAGCCTGAATGATGTAGCAATAATGAACCTGTGGAAGCTTGAAGATCGTAAGCTTCGCGGGAAGCTCGGCGGCTCTGGAGACAAAAGGTGACGGGTGGCCGCTGGGTCTGGGACCTTGAGAGCAACGGCCTTCTCGATACCATTCATACTGTTTGGTGCATTGTGTGCCGAAATATCGATACTGATGAAGTCCGAGAGTTTGGACCAGATGACATTCAGAGCGCCCTCGACTTACTTTCCGGCGCTGATGAAATCATCGGTCACAACATCATCGGTTATGACATCCCTGCGCTACAGATAGTTTACCCTGAGTGGTCCACATCCGCCAAGGTAACTGACACACTGATACTGTCTCGCCTAGTACGGGGCGACTTATTCAACGATGACGCAGATCGACACTTCACAAAGCAGTCCTTCCCTAAAAGGCTATGGGGCAGCCACAGCCTGAAAGCTTGGGGGTTGCGCCTCGGTAATTTCAAAGACGACTATGATGGCGGCTGGGAAGCGTTCTCAGACGTTATGATGTCATATTGCGTCCAAGATACCTCAACGACAGCTAGTTTATACAAGCACTTCATGAAGCAGAAGCCACATCCAGATGCTATTAACCATGAGCATCGCATGGCTTGGATTTGTGATGAGATTGGCAGCAACGGCTGGACGTTTGACGAAAAGAAAGCAACCGCCCTCTACGGTGTCTTGGCCCAAAAGCGCCACAGCATCGAAGAAGACTTAAAAGAGCTTTTCGCGCCGTGGACAGTAGCCGAGGACTTCTACCCGAAGCGGGACAATAAGACACTCGGCTATAAAGCTGGAGAGTTGTTCATCAAAGAGAAGACTGTGTACTTCAACCCAGCGTCTAGGCCACACATCCATAAGTGCTTAGTTGATAAGTACGAGTGGAAGCCAAAAGAGTGGACTGGCAGCGGGGCAGCTAAAGTAGATGAGACAATCCTCGGTAAGCTTCCGTATCCAGAAGCCAAACGCTTGGCTGAGTTCTTCACTGTGCAGAAGCGCATCGGCCAACTGGCTGAAGGAAATGCTGCGTGGCTTAAGAAAGTCTCAAGTGACGGTAAACTGCGCCACAGGCTGATACCAAACAACACGGTTTCAAGTCGTGCATCGAGCGTTTCACCAAACTTGCAACAAGTGCCGCGAGTGGGAAATCCATACGGCCAAGAGTGCCGGGAGTTGTTCACGGGTCCTGAAGGTTGGTTCGTAACAGGCTCGGATTTATCTGGGATCGAACTGAGGTGCCTTTCTCATTACCTTTTCCCATACGATCACGGCGAGTACGCAAAGCAAATCCTCGAAGGCGATATACACAGCTACAATGCTGAAGCTTTTAAGACTGATCGTAATACCGCCAAAACCTTAATTTATTCAATGACTTACGGGGGAGGTGATCGTCTGGTCGGGGCAGTTGCAGGCGGCAGCCCAGCGCTCGGTAAGAAGCTTAAAGCTGACTTTGACGCGGCTGTGCCTGCATTCGCAACACTTAAGGCAAACCTTAAGCAAGCGTTCAAGCGTGGGTACATCATAGCAATTGATGGCCGCAAGCTGACTATTCGTTCCGAGCATCGGAGCCTGTCGCAGCTACTGCAATCATGCGGGGCCATAATATCGGCCAAGTGGGTGCAGCTTACTTACGATGCAATCAAACAGACGCACGGCGACAGCGATGCATTCATTTTAGGGTGGATACACGATGAAATTCAAGTTGCGTGTAGAACCGAGGAGATAGCCAACGATGTCGGTCATATATCTATCCGAATGGCGGCAGAAGCAGGCCGCTCTCTCGGCATTAAAATCCCCACAGCCGCAGAATATTCCGTGGGAAGATCTTGGGCTGAAACGCACTAGCCCGATTATTGATGAGTACCTAGAGAACCTAGTGTCTCTGTACATAACACTTGATCGAGCTTGGCGTAATCCATTCACCGTGAAGTCAGACTTCGCACGCGAGGGCGCTCTTCATGTCGCCATTTGCGCGTCTGAAGGCTTCATTACCAATAAAGTTGAAACCGATACTTGGGGCCGAAAGTGGCTCATCACAGAGGTCGGCATGGAAGTAAAAAAAGAGGTAGACGATG